TTTATAACAATCTTAACCCCATCAGGGTTTATATCATCCAGCTTCAGTATCATCTATCTTACAGTTTAAAATTATCACGTTGCTTGGAGGGAGCTTGATATGTGTGCCTTTACCTAACCGAAACTTATCTTGACGTGCCCCCATGTTGACTCTTAGATCTTCTATAAAAGACGAGTAAGTTAATTGCTGTCTACCACACCACTCCTTGAGAGGCTTTGGTACAAGGTACAATTTAGCTATATCTGTTTCATACCGTGCTACTAACCGTCCTTTGGGCATAGCTTCTGGAATAAGAACCTCATCCATATCTGTATTTTTCTTACGTAGATCATGGGTGCTTTTTATCCATAAAACTTGTCCCCAGTGTTCATGTATATAGTCATTTAATAACTGCTCTGCGTTTGAACCTAAAGCATCTGATCTTCGCTTGTTTGTTTTTAATTCACTGGTAATCCACTTAAATACATTTTCTACGTTAAAATTATGAAACCCTAATTTCTTTGAGGTCATAAGTCCTGTCAAAGCGGTAGCCGCATTCGCAGACCAAAAACGGTTTTCATTTATCAAAAGTCCCACCTCATCTACACGTTTCTGTGTTTTAAACAATATACTTTCTACTTTATCTCTGTTTCGCATAATGCCCTGTAGGTAAGGAACCCCTGCCCAACCATAGTTCTGCTTGATCCGTCTAGCTAACTGGTCAGTTTCTTCCTTAGAAGCAGGGGTGTTTAACAATGGTTTAACATGTATCTCAAGTAATCTCTGAGCTTCCGCACTTGGCATAGCCTTGTATACGTTAATCAACTCAATCAGCGAAGCATTAGCAGTGGTCACTGCCAGTAGATTCCACGGCTCTCCCCTAAACCTTTCCAGATTGCTACCGCCTGACATACGCATACGCTGCTTACCACTGGTAAGTTGGTAAATAAGATCACTGAGTTGTTTGGGTGGTGCGTTGGTAAGTTCGTCCATCATTAACGGTAAGTTATGTAACACTTCACCACGGTTCATACGACTGTTATACGTGTCCCTCTCAAACATCATCAAGGTATCAGGGTCACCCCAGATGGACATAGCCGCCATCATAGCTGTGGTTTTACCCACACCTGTCTTACCGTAGAGGTGCAGAGTAGAGCAGTGAATCTCAGGCATAAACTTCATCAGGATACTGCCAAATCCTATACCAATTATGTACTGGTGTAGCTCAAACCCTTCACGGTTATAAAAATTAATTATATCTTTCCATTCTTCAAACGAACCTTTGGGTTCAAATGACGGTATTAGTCCAGCGGTCTGATTTGATGCAGGGTTAAAATCTATGTTGTCTGCATACACTTCTTTAGCACCCAGTACGAAAGACCCAAAATCTTCTCCCACCCAACCAAATTGTTTGTGTGCCATAGTTGCCGTTTCTGTATCCTGTAAGTGGTTAACCCACGTAGTTGTATACTGCATAAGTTCATCCATCCTAGTTATAGCCACGCCTTGTGCTGACATCTGTTTACGAAATTCATCTCTCGATGTAACCGTAGTAAGTGGTAGCGTAAATTCTTTTACTCCGTCTCTGGGTAAGTGCAATCGCATAACGATACACTCGCCTATCTCTGCGTCACTGACACGTTTAACTACATATATGTCATTGTGATAAATAAGTTTATCCGAAGGATCTCCGTCATCATTTGTTGTTCTAGCATACACACCCCCCTTTGCCCCTCTAAAATAAGGATTAGGGTATGGAGGTATTATGTAGGTAACCATCGGAGTATCTTTAAAACTAGCGGCAGGGGCTTCTACTACATTATTCTCCGCTTCTTTGGTTCTTGTGCCTAATACAATAGGTGAACCGATCTTACCCCAGTGAGGACACTCGGTGCATATGTCAGGGGCATACTCGTTAAACTTATTGCACGTATACGGCATCGAAGCAGGGATGTTATCCCACTTATAGTCAGTTTCGTATCTATTATATTCACTATGCCCTTGGGATACCTCATGTGCTCGTTCACGACTACCATCACTACACGACTTCAGAACTGACAAGAGACCCCTCCACGTAGGTTCGGGTACTTCTTCTTGGTTATTCAAAGCCCTGTATATCTGTTCGCATCCGTTACCCTTTCTGCTTTTCATATAAATTGTTTTGAATAGGGACTCCAAATGATCGTAAGCAAAATCTTTTTTCTCCATGAGTTTCGGTGGTGGTAACGTGTCCCCACCAAGCAAACGATTGAACTCATCAAAACCAACTTCTTTTGTTAAACCCGTTGTTATATAGGTAACTTCGGAAGGTGGATCTGTTTTATGGTTGTGCGTAAAAGGCACACGTAGAACTCTTGCCACATCAGCAGGGACTGCGTAGTCTACTCTGAAGTTGTTTACTTCGCATAACTGCTTTAATTTTTGAGCCACTGGTAGCCATTCTTCTTTAAGAACAGGTTCTTGCAGTATCCAGTATGCGTGTATACCACGACCAGAGTTTATTAACGTGGGCTTGGGTAGAGATAGTTTCCCACAAAAAGATTTTAATGCGGTCAATCCTTCTGCTTGTGTAAGGTAGTCTTTTGATACACCGCAATCTATGTCGAGGAAAAAAGAACTTAGGTATTTTGAATTAGTAGCTTTACGGGATTCATCGTTTTCAAAAACACTCAAACCAAAATAAACATCATAACCTTGTTTATCCAGATTAATTGATGCGTCCACCAACTCTTCAATGTCAGAGTATAATTTCTGCACCCTCCGACCATCTGATTTACGCAGGGCGAAAGAACAGTAGTAACCCTCGCCTTTGAGAACCCGTGATAGGAAATTTTTTATTTGCATTATCGTACCTCACAGGGGTAGGGCGGCAGGGGTGCATTACGCACCCTTTTCGGTATTCCTAGCCGCAACTAGAAAGGGTTAGTTCCAGTTATCGATAATGTTGCCAAAATCGTCGTCTACATCTTTAGACTCTTCTTTGGCTTTAGCTTTAGTCGCTTTTGATTTAACAACTTTGAGTGGAGGAGTTTCCTCTGGGGTTGCCGCTTTTTCTTTGAAAGGGTTATCACTGTTGTGAACGTAACCTTTGACCTTACCAAATGGGTTCTTCTCTTCCATTTGTTTAGCCAGTTCAATCACCTGCACAGCACGTATACGAAGGGACACTCCTGTGCTTGCAGTTGTGTGGTAAGGTATGAACTGCACCGCAATGTTGACTGTACTGCCAGTGGTTAAAAGAAAATCATCAGGTAGTTTATTACCTTCAGCATCATATTGTGAAGGCTTCCTAGTCGCTTCCTTACCAAAAGCCGCCTTCAATTTTACTTTACCTTTATAAAGCCCATCTTCATCAGGCTCCCCAAAAGGTGGTTCAAAACTCTTAGGCCAGTTGTCCTCACGTGCTTCTTTGTAGGACTCAGCCATACCCATGAACAACTCTTTTGCTTGAGTTTTGTCCATTTTAAAATCCATAGTGTATGCTGCGCCATCATCAAAAGCATCACAAGGCACTGAACGTCTTTCAGTCGTATCGAATCGGTACGGGCGGTTAATTTTAGGCCATTGGGCCTCTACATCTGTAATGGTAAAATCTGTCATGTCATCCATCCTTTCGGTCGCTTTCATCCATTTCGGAAGAAGTATTAAGTTACGTGAAGGCCAACCTGTGAAATTCACATCTTTGCCCTCCACATCTTTAATCTGCTCTAGGGTATCCCTAACTTGTAGTAAGCCAAAACTAAGAACATCTTTGTGCAGATAATGCATCTGAACAGCATAAGGATACTCCTTTTCTACTGCCAGAAAAGCAAACTCTTCAATCGGGTAGCCATCTAATTCAAGCACGTGTTTATAAAAAGCCGCTTGAACATGATAGCCAAGACTAAAGAATTGTCTCTCAAACCCACCCTGTTTGGGACTTGCATCACGGGTGGTTTTTACATCAAGTAGTATACCTCTCTCAGGTATAAATAAATCAGGTCTGGCTTTTAATTGTAAACCTGTATCGGGGTCTTGAGAAAAAATACTTACCTCATTTAAACCGCATTCGTCTACTAACAATTCTTCAGCCAGTTCGTTACGCATAACACTATCTGTCATCGCAACACATGTATTGTAATCATCCTTGGTAAGTAACGTTTTACCTTCCAAGTCAGCCTCTTCTTTTGCTTCAGACCATGCCTTACCGCGCCTAGTCTCTGGCCCACACATCACCAGATCCTTATCAGGTTCAAGTAAAAAAGCATGTACAGCAGTGCCAATGTCAAAAGCCGCACTTTCTTTATAGATAGACTTTTTCCAATGTAATAAAGATTTTAAGTGTACCGTTTTTACAGCAGAGCTACTAATAGCTTCGTGCTGGTGATACTCTTCATTACTTAAATCTTTAACTAACACTACATATCCTCAGTAAAAAAGTCTTCTTCCACTTCCACATCTTTCTGTGGGAACAAGGCTTTCTCTATCGGTTTTATTCTAAACCTTCGGGTAGTACCGACTTCGATGTAAGAGTCTGGTGGGAACAAACCATCTCGCAACCACAAACGTGCTGTCGAAAGCGATACCCCAAAGTATTTTGCCACGTCATCTAACGGTACATATGCGCTATCCATCTTTCACTATCCTTCCTATAAACAGTGTTTAAATGTGAACTTTACTGGTTTATTCTACTTTAGTCAATCATTTCGTTGTAAAGATCTATTATTTTTGTGTGAACATCAGTTTTACTATCTAATAGTGCCCAGTACCGCTTCTCAACACCAGACCCTTGCAATTGAATCACAGTGCATTTATGGTCTTGCCCTGTCCGATGTACACGTGCATTTGCTTGAGCATATGTTTCCAGAGAACTGGTCGGTGACCACCACACCACAGTGTTAGCCGCAGTCAGTGTTACCCCGTGTGCCGCAGACTGAGGTTGTATCACAAGCACTCGCGGGTTATCAGTGGTCTGAAAGTTTTTAAATATCTGACTACGTTTGGTCACAGGTACGCCTCCGTGTATAACTTCCGTAGGTATACCATCCCCGCGTAGCTTCATGGTTATTAAGTCAATCGAGTTTCTAAACGGTACGAAGATAAGGACTTTCTTACTAGATTCATCGATAACCTCACGTAACACTTTGTATCGATAGTCTATATCAAACTCAAGTGACGCTTTCTCCGTGGAGTACACCACCCCTGCTGATATTTGCAGTAATTTGTTTAGGCACGATGCTGCGTTTACTGCTGTTATCTCTTCACCCTCTGCTCTAAACATCATTTCTTTAAGTAATAACTTATAGTATTTTTTCTGTTGCCGACTGAGTTCAACTGCCCTACGTGTGTATATCATGGGCGGTAAATCAAGGCACTCTTCTTTACTAAACCGTATCGCTGGCTGCAATATATCGAACACATGCTGTGTAGCCATAGGTCTTGGAATCCATTTGAAGTTTGTAACCCTATACATTGTCTTATCGCGGAACACGCTGAACGCTCTTGGTACAGAAAGTGGGTTGACAAGTTTAGCTAAACCATAAGCATCTAATGGTCCTTGTGCGGCTGGCGTTCCTGTCATCAACCACAACCA